TTTTATCCAATTTGGCAGTATTTTTTCCAGTGCTTCCTGGAGCATCAAAATCAATTTCAACATCTTCTCCACCCTGAATAGGTAATGTCTTAATTAAATTTAAACCACTATCAATTACCTGCAATTTCGCCATTACAAATGGTTTATCAACATCTTCATAATAAGAAAATGTGGTGCATAAAGATGTAATATCATAAACTTTTCCTGAAAGAGATATGATATTAATAGAATTTGGGGTAAAAGATTTTACGCTACTCTTATCTGCCATGTTAATTTACTATATTAATTTTTAAGAGGAGATGGCCAAAGATTGGTAAATGCTGCTCCAGGAGATACAGGAAATTGTGTCACGGAATCAATTGCCGAATTAACTACTTGATTTACTGCTTTACCTGCTAATGTATTATTGGGAAGAACAGCAACATTAGAAGAAGGTTTTCCTCCACTACCAGATCCTGATCTAGGTTTGGATGCAGGAGTTGGAGCAGCATTGGATGAGGCAGCAGCAACACCAGTTGGACTAGCAGTCGGTTTTGCTGCTACTTGTGGTGCATCAGTCTGCTTAACCTTCACATCTCCTCCACCTCTAATATAAGAATCAACATATCCTCTAGGATCAACTTTTCCTGTGATAGTTCCATTCCAACCTTTTCCTAATTCAAAATGCAAATGCGGACCATTTGAAACTCCAGTACTTCCAACTTTTCCTATCACTTTAGCTTCTCCAGATTTATTTTCTATCTTATCTCCTTTTTTCACATTGATCTGACTTAAGTGACCATATAAACTAAAAGTTCCATCATCATGTTTAACAACTACATATCTTCCCCATCCACTTCTACCAAGATCACCAGTTTCCTCCACAACTCCCGGTTTAATAACAGAAATTGCTGTTCCTGCTTGCCATGGTCCACCAGCAATGTCAATACCACCATGATTTGTGGACGCACCAGCGATTCCAGTATTTCTTGGTCCAAATCCGGATGTTACATATTGCGAAGCAGTTGATCCACCACTAGATGTCATTGATGGACCAACCGCTCCTAATCCTCCTCCTCCACCGCCACCATCACCTCCACCACCATCTCCACCATCATCTTGAGCACCGAAATCTACTGGTTCCGGCATTGTAGCGGCACTAGCAGATCCTCCACCAAAAATAATTCCCAGAACAGATGCAGGTAAACCGAATGCTTCAACTAATGGTTTTATAATTGGTTTGGCAGCATTGATAATTGCACCTAAGAATGGGACCGCATTAGCAATTTGAGCAATACTTGAAAACATAATACCGCCACCAATTATATTCGGTAATTTAAATAATTGAGAAATATTTTCAGTTTCCTTTTTATTTCCCATAACTTGCTTACCAACATTACGATTCATTGGTAACACTGCTCTCAATCCATCTCCAATGAGTTTTGTTGGATTGGTAAGCATTTGGAATGCTCCACCGGCAGCACCTTTAACTGCATTACCAATGCCACCCATTGCTCCACCTGGGTTAATCATCATATTGAGCATTGGACCCAATGGTGGTGGTAAGAATTTAGAAACTAGACCAGTAATTCCACCATCTGCTAATTTCTTCTGTTTTTGTGCTTTAATTGGGGCAATAATTCCACCATCGGACAGGTTTATATTACTGGATGGCATTCTTGGAGTAAATCCACCACCCTCTGCTGCCCATGGTGTAGGCGAATTCATTGGTTGTGGACCAATTGGAGCAGTGTATTGTCTATTTCTTCTGGCAGGATTCATCATCCTTCCTGCTCTCATTCTACCCAATCTTCCTAATGCTCCACCTCTGCCCCCAAGACCACCCAATCTTCCACCACCTCTACCACTAAGTAATTGACCTCCTATGTTTAGTATGGAAGAAAATAATCCTTTGCCCTTTGGTTTTATTCCCTGATCTGTTTCTTTAACATCCGTAACACCAGCGGTATCGGATTGTGCTTCTGATCTTGCTTCAGACTCTGCTCTATTTCTCTCTTGCTCTGCCTTTTGTTCAAAGTCCAACTCCATTTGTTGAACATTAACTTCCTCTTTTGAAACATTTGATATTGTTTCGGTTGTCTTATTTAAATTTTCTGTAGAATTTTTTACACCATCAGTTTTGGATTCTGTTGATGAAGCAGTAGATGCTGTTTGCTCGCTACTGGATGCTGTTTTGTTAACTCTTGATTTAATTTTATCAATCGCATCCATGATAAGTTGGAATCCCTTTCCAACATAACTCACTACGTCTTTACCGCCTTCTCTATCAGATGTATCTGGCATCTCGCCAGGTCTAAACATTCCAGACTTAGCATAAAATCTTTCTTTTTCCGTTGCTGCTGGATCATTCTGTAGTTCCGGATCTCTCTGGAACTTACCCATTGTTGTTCTAATTTTGTCAGTTGCCTGAAACTTCAGTGCTTTCTTGAAAAAATATGCGTTCTCACTTCTCTTTTGCTTGAGTGAATCTAACTCAATGATATCATCTTGAGTTTTTTCATCATCTGGAATTTCTTCAAGATTTTTGATACGTTGATCTGCTTCTTGACGAGCTTCTACCGCTTGCTCTTTGGCCTTCTTGACTTTCTCGCCAATTAACTTAAATAAACCTGGACCACCTGGATTTTGTCCAACTGGTGCAACAGAACTAGTTCCAGAAGCCATTTAATAATATCCTCCTAGATTATTTATTAGGCATTATACAACCTAGCATTAATGATACCACCTATCGTTAAACCTGGATCTTGATCCATTACAACAAAACCTCCACCGCCAGTTTGTCTAGGCATTTGGGGACTTACCTTACCTGCTGATGGTGCAACGATAGCAAGATTATTTCCATAACCTTCATTATCTGGATCAGGATCTTGCATCACAGATGGTGCTAGAGATTTAGTCGGCAATTGTGCTGCAGATGCCATTAAATTTGAATCATCCGATTTTGCCATTGGGGCGGCAGCAACTTTTGGAGCAGCGGACGCACCAGTAGATTTAGCAGATATTTTTTGTGTTTCTTCTGTTTTTTTATCTTGATTATTAGATGAAGATGGAGAAGATCTTCTGTTATTTCCAGAAATAGATGATGATCCTTTTTTATATACAGATTCAGCTGCTCCAATTCTTTTTGCCATTGAAGACGATAATTCACTATCACTTGCTCTTTCAACTTCATTAGCAAATCCCCTAGTTTTTGAGGGAACATCAGATCCATATGCCATTGCTTTTTTGAATTGCGAAGTTTCATATCTATCCCCACCACGAAGTTCCCAAGCAATATGGTCCAATTGGAACTCCAAATCAGTTGCGCTTTTGCCAGATTCTGCTGCCCTTCTCATGAGCGTATCTTTCCTACCATATGCCCATTGCATTAAACCAAATGCTCCTGATTTTGGATTTACAGCTCCGGTTCTAAATGAAGACTCTGCCCATAAATTTCCTACAATTGCTGCTGCTTCCTCTTTCGTAAATCCTCTTTTTACAAGTCCATTCATAATTGTTGAACCAGTAGCTGTCTCACCATCCCCTAAAGGAATGCCACTAACATTACTTCCTTTACCACGTTTCTGGCGACCACCTCCAAATAATCCACCAAAGAAATTCTTTATGCCGCCAAATGCTCCAGAAACCATACCGCCAATGCCACTAAACATAGTTCCCAACCACCCCATACCAGAAGTGAGAGGATTTTTTGATGCTTGTTCAATAGATTTTGTCTTTCCTTTTGCTTGAGTAGTTGCTGCTTGAAGTTTAGATATTTTAAATGATCCAAAATCGCCAGAATAAACTGGAACTTTATATTGTGCCAGCATCGGTTGGATAATTGGATTTACAACTGGTCCTAGTATCGATCCGTATAAAGGATTTCTAACTATTCCGGCAGTAGCAGATAATAAAGGACCAATGGCACTGAGGATAGATCCACCACCACTATTTTCCAATCCTCCTACAACTTTCTTTCCAATAGAAGATGTTAGTGGTATAACTGCCTCATTTCCTGCCTCACCAGCAACAATACCACCACCTGACAATTTAGTTTCTGGTTTGGATGCCTCAGCAGCAACATCTTTACCCATCAATAGAGCATCAATACCGAGAGATATTGCTGTTCCAACACCAGGAACGAGAGAGGCAATTCCAGACCCAATCTCTCCAATTCCTCCTAGAATATCACCAGATTTGAATCTATCTGCCGCTGCCAGTCCACCAATAACTAAACCAACACCAGGAATCTTCTTACCAATAGACTTTGCTAGTCCACCACCTAGTTTAGATCCAACTTTGCCAGCAACTTTACCGATTGCTCCCTTTCCTTTACCAATTAATCCTTTACCAGACTCAGCAAGATTTCCTACTCTACTTGCTACTGATTTTGGTTTAGATGCTCCTGGTTCCGGAACTAATTTGCCATCAGGAGTTCTAAATTTACCATCTGGTCCCATTTGTGGCTCAGATACTCCAGCACCTTCAGGAAATAACATATCTCCCAATACTGGACCTAAGACACGACCACCAACAAACTTACCGGCAGCACCTAATCCTCTACCAATTCCACTCCCAATTCTACCCAATCCTCTTCCCAGACCACCTAATCTCCTACCAAATCCACGTCCAAATCTACTAAATCTTCTTCTTGCTAATCTAAGTCTTCCTCTAATTCTAGGTCTTCTGAAATCAGGTAAATCAAATCCACCGCCACCATCTTCTTGCTGTTGTTCTTCTTCTTCATTAAGACCTTGATCTGTTTCTTCTACATCAGTAGTGCCAGCAGTATCCTGAAATAATTCTCCCTGTGCTTCTGTGGCAGATCTCTTATTTTCGTCTTGCTCTTTCCTCAAAACCTCTCGTATTTTAGTTTTGATCTTAATAACTTCTTCTTTATTATCAACAAATTCTTTAAAGTTATCTGCTGTCTTTACAAATGTATTTTTGACCTCGCTCAAACTCTGAGTGATCTTAACAAATGCCTTAGATGTCTCTTTTTGACTCTTTTCAATTCTAACAAATCCTGGTTCCAGACCAAGAATCTTGTCTGCTGTCTTCTTGGCAAGATCTGTGATTGATTGTAAAGCAGTTTTATTGGTGTATGAATCAACATCAAGAATTTCACCTTGCTTCATCATCTGAGGACGATTGACAAGATCACGTTTGACCACCTGAGCAAATCTTTCTTCCTTGCTCATGCCAGGATCCTGAGTGGCGTCTGGATCCCTTGAGAAGGTGCCTCTGGTCCTACGACGGAAATCCCCACCGAACTCTGCTCCAAGTGCCTTGGAGAGGAAATACCCGCGTCTCAGAGAGCGAGGATCGCCACCAGACTCTTTGAATGCTTTTCTGGACGCAGCAGCGAGTCCAAAAGATGCTCCAATTTTGGAAATTACTCTTGGACCTAAGCTACCAGAAGATGAAGAAAATTTTCCGGCAAATTGTTTTCCTGGGAAAATTTTCTTAGATACTTGCTTTTTTGTTCCCCCTTTTTTAGTCTTAGATGTAGGAAGAGGTTTTGGATTTTTGATTTCCTCTATAAGAGGATCTAGTAAATTCTTATCAAAGGATTCTGCCATCCTTTGAGAAAGTGGTTTTACTTTTTTGCGAACAAAACGATTTTTTGCTCTTGGAAGTTTAATTCTTCGCGGAGCATTTGCCTGCTTCTCAACAGGAACCTCAATTTCAATCTTTACTGGTTCTGGCGTTGGATCAGGTTGAGGAACAGGATCAGGTAATTTTTCAACTTCAATAATTTCTACTTCAACTGGAATTTCCTCTATTGGAGTTTCATCAATTGTAGTTGTTGGGGTTCCAAAGTAAAAATTCTTTAATGTTTCTCTGATTGCCAGAATACCTGGAGTTTCTCTTCCTGTAATGAGATCACTATCAATTCCATCATAATACTCAGGCAAATTGGAAGGAGATATCCATTTGGATGCTCCCGCAATTAATTTTTTTGCTTGATCTATTCCATCATTAGTTTGTGGAAATAGTCCATACGATACTAAAATTCCAACAGCAATCTCTCTATGAGAAGGTTTTGAAAACTTTTTTATCGCCTTTTCCGGAATCATTTACCTTGTTGCCTTTGCTTAAGTTCTTCTTCTTTTTTCTTAATATATTCATTCACAAGAAGGACATAAACTTGCCGTTCAAAAGGCATCATATTTTCAATTTCTGTCAAAGAGTATTTATGTTCCTCCATCAACATGAAGTTTGTCCTAAAATAATTTTCCAGATTATTATAGGACATTACTAGGCGAAAAAATTCTGTAATCCCTCCAATACATACTCACTTTCTACTCCAGTTGTTGGATTTTTGAGTTTGAATTCATGCTTCAATACTGGAAGATTTTCAAAAAATTCTCCAATTTTAACAAACTGCTTTTGAGTTAAATTATCTAACCAATCAATAATTTCTTGCTTTTTCAAATCTGCGGCATCCCATACTTCCTCACCATGGAAAATTTGATCAACTTTAGTTGCAACATATTCAATTACTTCTTCATCTGGCAATTGATTTCCCATCATAGCAAATCTAACAAATTCATCCATTCCTGGATATTTCAAAATTAGACCAAAATCTTCCTCCAGCATAATTTTATTGCTCGATTTGGAATTCTTCTTAACTTCAACATTAAGCAAATTTATGCGATGATTTACTTGCGTTTTATTGTCATCTTTACATGTAATTACTAAATCCAGATGTTCCTCTGCCGATCTAGCTCTTAATTGTAAAAACACATACTCCAAATCAAAATATGTAAAATCTTCTATCTTAACGCGAGAAACCATACAATTTTTGATGACATCTCTGATAGCATTTTTAATCTCTTTTTCGTCCTCAGACTGCTCTGCAAGAAGTAATACTTTTTCTTCTTTGACTAAAAATGGTCTAAATTTGATAACTTTTCCTGTTGATGGTAAAGTCAACTCGTATGTTGGCGTAGATGGTCTAGGTAATGACATAATATTATTAAAATCCTATATTTATATATCTCAACTTTTTGGGCAAAAAATTGTCGAAAAAAATTTTTCGACTTTTTTATAAATTAAAAGTCAATTTTGAAATTTCAAATAATATCAGTGTTCTCAACAAAATATCTAGAGTAGTAAAAAGATGCGGAGACATTTACTATCTGTGATGACCCGTAAGACAAAGGAGTGGCATCAATACTAAAAGGAAATGCATCAATTAAAGTGTATTTCATTGGTTTCAAATCTTTTGTTCCCTTTCCTTGAGATAGTTTAGTTATTATAATTGTTCCTTGATATTTTTCTGGATATCTAACTTTAGATGGAGTTGATCTAGTCTCCACTAAAGATCCACCACCAACTCTAGAGTCACTAAATGTATAATCATGCCATGTCTGTAGAAACCTGAGTGGTGTCATATTATGATCACATTGCCAACCTAAAGCAATATCAGAATATAATCTTCCGTAAGCATAATTTACTTGACCTTCTCCCATAACAATTCCATTTGTCTGTCCAGTAAGTGAAGAAATATTTGGTAATTGTGCCTCATTGCACATCAAAGTAATTAAACCATCACCAGTTAAAGAACCAGAAGTTCTATCTCCAACTGCTGCCTGCAATTGTCCTTTCAATTCTGATGCTTGCGTCGGAAATTCAAAAGTCACTTCATACATGGTAGTCATCGACATACCCTTTTGTATCTTAGTGATTACTTCCGATATGGATTTTCCCACAATAAATAGGATTGGTGAAGTGTATATTTATATTTATGGCATACTCTGGGTTGTATAAACCAGTGAACCCACAGAAGTATCGTGGAAACCCCACCCGGATCATTTATAGGTCCATGTGGGAGAAGAAATTTATGATCTTCTGTGATCATACAACATCAATTATAGAGTGGGGTAGTGAGGAAGTAATCATTCCTTACAGGTCTCCTATAGATGGTAGAGTTCATCGTTACTATCCTGATTTTTACATCAAAGTAAAAACAAAGGAAGGTAAGTATGAGAAATACATCATTGAAATTAAACCAAAACGACAGACAATCAAACCGAATGACAAACCAAAACGTAAGACTGCCACTTGGAAACGAGAAGTTCTAACTTATATCAAGAACCGCGCTAAATGGGATGCGGCTGAGGACTTCTGTGAGGATCGGCAGATGAAATTTAAGATACTCACCGAAGATCACTTAAAGGTATAGGACAATGGCCACAGGTTTCTCAGAAATACAAAGAAATAATCCAAAAAAGAAGACAGGATACAAAACTATATTTGAGAAGGTAAGTGAAGCAACAGGAGGAGAAAGAAAAAGTTACGATTGGTATCGCAGCAAAGTAGCATCTCTTTCCTCAGAATATAAAAAAGATCCGGCAAAATTACTAAGACAAGAGAATCAAGATAGAGCATCTCAATTTGCGGATGGAAACATATTGAGAAGATATCCAGTTGAAGGACATCTTTACTTTTTTGAATATAAAGCAAAGATGAAATGGTTGCCATACTATGACACATTTCCCCTTGTTTATGTAATGAAAATTATTGATGAAAATGAATTTGTTGGGGCAAATCTTCACTACATGGCACCAAAGAAAAGAGTCAAAGTTATACAGGATATAATGTCAGATAAAATTGACATACCCAAAAATTGCTTCCATAAATACATTCTGAATCATGTTCAAGGTTACATGCTTGATCTCCACAAAGATGAATGGGATACAGCTATTTTGTTACCAGTTGAAAATTTTGTCAAAGATGTGAGCGGACATAAATTTCCATACAAAAAAGAAGATGTTTGGAAGGAAACAAACGAAAAATTCTATGACAAAATTAAGGGACATCGAATGGTGATGGGATATGGAAGCAAAGGAAGTAAGGAGATGGTGAAGTAATGGGAAACCCTGGACAAGAGACAACAGGACAGGAAACATCCGGAGCTGCTAATGCAGAAGCACAAAAAAATGCAGATCTTGAGGCAAAAAATAAAGCGTTGACCGCGGCTAATCAAGCAGCGGAAGGAACTAATGTAACATCATTTAGTTTCGGAAATTCTTCTAAAGATGGTCCATCATCAACCTTGTATTATCCATCCGAATTAAAATCATCAGAAGGAACAACAAATTATGTAAAATTTTCATTTTTTGATTATGTCGGTCCATATACTAGTGAAGCTTCAGCAGGAACAAAAACAGGATCATTAAGTGCATACAATTCCTCCCTTTATAACAACAGAAGAGTATCTGTTAAAGATGGAACTAATGGAACTCTTCAAAATATAGTTCTTTACATGCCAGAAGATATTTCTGCTGATTATGGGGCACAATGGGGAGGAAAATCAATTCAAAATTTTACCGCTGGAATTTTAGGAGCTGTAGGGTCCGCTGGAGGCAATGATTGGCAGGGTTTTATGGAAAAATTAAAATCTGGTGGTGGTGCCGTTCTAGATACTGCACTAGTAGAATTGACAAAAACTGCACTTGAAGCACTACAAAATACAGGTCAAGGAGAAGGTCTAGGACTTAATGATGTTCTTGGAGCAACTAGAAATGTTGTTTTAAATCCAAATACTGAGCTACTATTCAATGGATTTGATTTGAGAACATTTAGTTTAAATTTTAAAATGGTAGCAAGAAGTCAAACAGAAACAGATGAAATAAGAAATATTATAACGACCTTCAAGAAAGCAATGTTGCCATCTTTTGAATCAGATACAGGTGTTTTGGGTGGACAAAATGCGCCATCCTTTATAAAAGTTCCGGCATTAGTTGATGTAAAATTTATGGCAGGATCCAGTGAAAACCCCTATCTTACACAATTTAAACCATGTGCAATCACTGGATTATCAGTAAACTATACTCCTGATGGTTCATATGCAGTATATGAAAATTTTGCACCAGTTGCAATAAATATGCAAATCAATTTTGCAGAAACCAAACTAGTGTATAGAGAAGAAATTTATTGGGGAGGGGCAACATACTAATGTATTTCGATTTAATTCCAGACATAAAATATTCAGTAAAACCAATCGGATTTCCATTCTCGGAAACAGATTATGTTACTGCAAAAAATTTCTTTAAGCGATACACTTTAAACGAAAAAGTATTTTCCTATGCTGTATTTTTTAAAAAATACACAATAAAAGATAGCGATAGATTAGATACTATTGCCGAAAGATACTATGATAATCCTTTTTATGATTGGATTATTGTGTTGACAAATAACATGATCAATGCTACTTACGATTGGCCTCTAGATAAAGAATCATTTGATAGAAAAATGGATTCACTTGTCATCAATCCATTCACTACAATTCATCACTATGAGACTGAAGAATTAAAAGCAGGATATAAAGTTGATGGAATTGATGTTATCGCATTGAAAGGTGGTCTATCAGTGACTCAAGAATTTCATGATAATCCTTTCACGTATTACAATGGAGAGGATCAAGTAACTATCCCAGGTAGTGAAGTTTCTAGACCAATTAGTGTTTATGAAAACGAATATCGATTGAATGAATCTAAGAGAGAAATTTATATTCTGAAAAAAAGATATCTGAATACCTTTGTTAACGATTTTAAAAAGAACAATAAGTATGAAGTATCTTCTGACTTTATCTCAAGTAAGTTAAAGCGCACATCCATCTGACGCGACTTTTGACACAAAAAAATCCCGGAAAAATTTTTCCGGGATTGATGTAATCAGTTATTCAATTTTGGATTCTCAATCCTCAAGCAGGGAAGCAAAGTAGTCTGCTCCCTTATCCTCTGACGGAATGTTAGACGAGCGAGCAGGACGTGCTGCTACAGGTTCAGCAAACAGATCATCATCGTCAGACGAGATAGGATCTGCTTCCTCTTCTGCTTGAGCAGCAGAGGCACGACGCTTAGAAGGATTCAGAACTTCATCCATACGCTTCTCAAGATCACTGAAGGACTTGAATTGGTCAGGAGAAACAAGTTCCTGAAGAGAATAGCACTGGTTGTAGACTGCTTCCAGTTCATCATCATCGTTGCTGAGAGCAGCAGGAGAATCAAACTCGGATGCTTCGTAGTTCCAGTAACCACCTTTGATCTTGATCTTCAGTTTGAAGTTAGCACCTTCCCAAAGATCAAACACATTGACGGGTTTCTCATCATCAAACTCAGGCTTCATGGCAGCAGCAATCTTATCAAAGATCATCTTGCCATAGCGGTAGAGGAATACTTTACCTTCATTATCAGGGTTAGCAGTGTCCTTCACAACATAGATGTTGGAGTAGTAGGACAGCTTACGCTTGCGTTCACGGGCAGTATCTTCATCACCATTCTTCCAAAGAACGCTGTTGGAGTTACAGATGGGACACTTCTCACCATTCGTGGTCAAACAATTCTCAATGAACCAGTCGTTCTCTGGACCTTGGAATGCGTGAGAGTAAAGTTTAACGAGTGGCTTAGGTTCGTTAGCGGGACGGGGGAGGAAACGAATAACGGCATACCCGTTACCAGTTTCGTTAAGAGCAGGCTTCCAGATGCGCTCATCACCTTTAGAATCGGTAGATGCTTTCTCCAGTTCCTTCTGAAGGAAAGAGAAGTCGCTAGAAGAACTGCGCTTAAGATCAGCAAAAGACATATGATACCTCGGATTTACTTTGATGTTACTTGGATTTTGTTTGGTGTGACCCGTTCACTTATTCATCATAACACAGGCACAGGGGTGGGTCAAGGATCCTGTGCCAGTTTGTCAAGCAACTGCTGCTTCATCTCCTGAACGCGAGAAATGAGTTCATCAAACATAGCATACATGGATTCGTTTGGATTTGCTCCTAACATAATCGTCATGTCTCTCATTAGATCTGCCATCTCTTTTGCTTCAGGATCTTCACTTAATGAAAGTCTAGCATAAAATGTTTTTTGTTTGTCAATCAATGTCATTAGAACATCATAATATTCTAGTAGTTTTTCTGGAGAAAGTGCGGGCAGCATAGAAGATGCCCGCACACAATACATTTGGAGATCAGTGATCTCTTGTAGATCACCGCGAACCATTTCCGATGTAAAAAAATCACTCATACTAGCATTAGTTTTGATCTACTTGTCTTCTTTATGTAGTTTAGTTTTTGTGCGTCCATCTTTAGTTTTTCTTTCAATGGTTTAGAAATAAGTTTGGACACACTTTCCAATTCAATTTCATTTAACTCGCAGTAGTGAACAACAGCATCAATATAATTCATTTCATGATTATGTAAGACGAGGTGTTCAACATCCTGCGAAAACTTCGCAGCACTCATAAATTTATCCTCAAGATTTTCTTCTGGCATTTTTGTGATATTCTGCGATGTATTCTTGTAACTTTAAATAATATTCTTTAAGAGGACGATTTACTTTGACTTGTGTTTCTCCATCTTCACAAGCAACAATGGTTACGAGTTTCTTAACAGCAAGACCATACATTTCATAGAACATACATGCGTATGCTTGTTCTTGAACGTAATAGTCATAGAGATACGATTCTTTTTTAGGTGAACCAGAAGTTTTGAAATCTATGATTGCCAGTTCTCCATTATATTCAGCAATACAATCAACGCGACCTGCGATTTGTAGTATGTCAGAATAGAGAACTGCCTCTTGTAAGTATATATTATTTATATTGTTTAGAGTTTCCTTCGCAGACTCAAACATCATAGCAGACAATGGGGAATGTGTAAAGTCCTGCTCGTTCAATGTATTTTTTAGATACATCTCTGCCATCAGGTGAAAGTCATTCCCCCTTGTCGTTGCTCTCTTTGAAATACGATTTGCTTTCTCTTCACCCACTCGTTTACGCCAGCGTTGAATGCCAGCAATCTTTGTGGGATTGTTACTAATCACTGTAGTAACTGACGGATAGTTACCTTTGGGACATGGGTAATGTCTAGACCCATCTGCTGTGACAGATTCAACTTCAAATACATCCGGCAATACTACATGATTAAACATACTAATTACATACCAAGGGAAATTTTACTTAAGAGATAAGACTTGACGAGACCGGAGCGGACAATATCTTCCACACCAAACTCAATCAACGAGAACTCATCCATATTATCCAGAATGCGCTGGAAGTCTACGATACCTGTGCGTTCATTTGATTTGATCAGATCACTCTGACGAGCATCACCGCAGAAAATAATCTTAGAGTCTTGACCAACACGGGTGATGATTGAATCAAGTTCGTGGAAGTTTAAGTTCTGACATTCATCTACGATAATGATAGCATTATCTAGAGTGGTGCCGCGA